ATGCAGCCAAAATCAATTGTGCAGGCATACGTAAATCATATTTACTATAATCTCCTGCAAAGATTCTGTCTGTACCATGTTTAGCCATATGTTTTGCTAAAACATCCCATTCAGGACCTTGAGCGTTAACTCCTACAGCACACTCAGAGGTTAATGGGAACAGAGACAAGATTCTACAAATAGGCAAGAAGTACTTCCGAATCAACAATTGCGATGCAGCCTCAGCAGCTTGAAATACTCTTACTTTTTCTGATGTTTTCTTTGTCGGTTCATCCTTCACACATGCCTTGAACATGAAATAGGCACGCTCCCCTTTTAGGAGCTTAGCCTCCATATCTGCAGCCTCTTGTGCGATAATAGGATCTATCTCAGCCGGACAATCAAAATCGGGGAACAATTCTGGATCTAAGAGATTAATGTATTTTTCTTTCGTTCCAGAAAGTGGATAGCCAATAGATGTATTACGTTTCATCGCATCTACGAATCTTCGTCCGTCTATCCCACATAGTGTTTCCATCGGTGTGAGTGGCCTAAGCTCGTCCTTAATCCAATTCTTATGTTTAGAACGCTTAAACTCAGCCAAACAACCATCAACGTAATCATCAAACGCCCATGTAAGGGCATCTCCTCTGATCCCCACACTAGCATTGGCCGAATGTTCCAATGTAGCCTGCCACATACGTTTTTGATTGAACTTAGGAGGACCAAATTTATTTTCAACACCTGTAACCTCAGTTACTGTTTTGGAGATTGGAGTCTCCACAACACTACTTGAAGTATACGTGCATCTACGATTATCTTGTCCAATATACTCAACTGTACTGTATTTAGGCAGATAATTGATTGGAGAATTAGGATGAATATCAGTGCTCACAAGTACCTGCTTATCATATTTCATGACTGGAAACGTACCACTACTGGCCGTGGGGAAGGCACCCCTCCACACATCAGTTGCATTTTGTACAGCTTCATCTAATAAGTCCCTAGGAAGAATAACACCTTTTCCATGTGGCTCACCAGTAACACCGCGTAAATGAATACTAGCAATAAATTTCCTAGCAAAATCTGCAACAGCAATACCGGTACATAATCCGGTGAAAGTATTGAATGGCAATTTATAAGCATAGCCAGGTCCACCTGATTCTGAGTCCTTAATGTAATTAAGCTTAATTTTGTCATCCGAACAAGTGCCATCTCTATGCCTGTACAAGAAGCGTCCAGAACCAGAAGCAGTTGTCTTATCTGGTAACAAATGTCTAATGTCGCCAAATACTCCACAAGAGGGAATATGTACAATACATAAGTCCTTTCCCTTGATGGGCATCATGTGGTGTCTACTAAGACGTGCTTTAAA